GGGGGGGGGGAGCCGAACTGCGTGGAGACGCGGCAACCATTTAAATAACTGCAAAAAACTGCAATAAAAGTATATACAAGTATATCTGTTATCATTTATATATATATATATAATATGTTTTTTTTAATATTTAATCCTAAATTATTATGTAGATGTTGTAAATTATATAATCTATATACATTAATTGGATCAGAAATTAGAAATGATGGAATAACAGAACATAATTATACTACATTATTAAATGTTTTAAAAAAATCTGGACCAGTCATAATAAAATTAATGCAATGGATTGTTAGTAGGCCATATGTAATGGGTCATTTTATTAAAACAACAAACGATATTAATTTTTATAAATTCAAAGAGTTACAAAATAATTGTATACCTGATTATAATAATTTTATCTATAATATTAAAAAAATAAAAACTATTAATTTAGATCTTACTAAATCAAATGTAACTCTGCTTGGTGTAGGTTCAGTAGGTCAAGTATATAAATATAAAAACTTTGTTATAAAATCAATAAATACAAATAAAAAAGAATTGATTAAACAAGATATTACACTTATTAATTATTATAAAAAATATTTTAATAATGATTTATCAAATATTCTTAATAGTATTGATATTGATAATTTTTTTTCTGAATTATATCAACAAACAGATTTAATATATGAAACAAATTATTTAAATATTATTAAAACAAATTTAAAAGATTTAGATTTTATTATAATACCAACTATTATTTATTCTTCTTCTAATATTTTAATAGAAACATATCATAAAGGGTTAACACCAGATGAAGTAAAATTAGAATATCCCAAACTCTATAAAAAATGTAGAATATTATCATGTATTGCATTTTTAAAAATGATTGATACTGGATTAGTTCATTCAGATTTACACGATGGAAATATTTTATATAATATCAATAATAATAATATAAAAGTTATATTAATTGATTTTGGAATGGTTATTAAATTAACACCAGATGAAATTATTAATGTTAAAAAATTTATTAAAAATATATGTATAATATCATTTGATATGCAAAAAGAATATTTAAACGAGTTAATAAATATTTTATTTAATAATATGATAACTGATAAAATTCTGAATAGTATTAAAATAAAATTATTAAAAATATTTATAAAAAAAAAAGATAAAAATCTAATTGATGCAAATAAATTACCTAGTATTTATGAAACTTTAATAGAATATTCTGTTAAACATAATATTATAATAAATTATAAATATATTCAATTACTTATAATATTTTGTCAATTAGAATCTGATATATCAAGTAAAAGTAGTATTTCTTTTTTTAAAGAATTATTAGATTATTTAGAAAATAATAATCTAAATTATTTGGAGACAAAATAATAAATTAATATAATGTTTTTTTATACAAATATATTANTATTATTTTGTGATATTTATTTGAGAACAAAAATTATAAATAATAAAAATTATAAATTNTCAAAATTATCTATTACATTTAANACAACATATAATNAAAATTTAGTATTTGGATTACACAAAAATAGTAAATATCAATTTATTATTTTATTTTTTAGTTTATTTNGTATAAGTTATTTATATTTATTGCAAAATAATGAATATTTTCTTATTATTATTTTATCAGGAACACTTAATATTTGTGAAAAAATAATAAAAGGATATATAGTTGATTATATTACAATACGATTATCTAGTATTAAAACTTATAATTTTAATATTGCGGATCTTTTAATTTGTACAAATTATATTTTATATATCTTAAAAGAGAATGATTATAATAATATGTTATGGTTAAAATAAATTACTACGGAATATGTCACGGAATTGGTATGGTATTTTTATATAATAGTTTAAAATTTTTTTTAAATAAAATTAGAGGTTTAACTCTTAGTAAATTAGCAGTGGGTATATTAATATATATTGTTAATTCTTTTTTTATTGGTAGAATCGTAGAAGTTTTACAAAGTAATAAATCATTAAAAACTATTTTTATTTATAAAAATGGTGGTCATAGTATTTTTGGAATTATTATTCTACATCCATTTATTACATGTATTATATGTTATTTTCTTAATATTAATTTTTATGATTTATTTAATTATATTCCCTTAATTATACCAATACAAATATTTTTTGGAAGAATTGGTAATTATTTAAAAGGTGAATTAATTGGAAAAAGAATAAATTATTTGAATATAAGATATCCCAGTCAAATTCAACAAGCATTGACAGAAGGAGTATTATGTGGTTATATTGGATGGATTACATATCAGAAGAATGATATATTTAATATATCAACTAATTTTGTAACAACCTATTGTATTGTTCGATTTATAAATGAGTTTGTTAGAGAAGAAGATAAAGATATGCCACATTTTTACAGAAAATATTTTCGTAAATATGGTATACGATGGGCACAAGCACTTTGTATTATAGTATTTTTATATTACAAAATTGTATTTTATGTTATAGATTTATCTAGAGAGGAATTAAATTCCTAACAAAACTATAAAATCGTAAAACAGCTGAGTTTTTATTTTTAACTTCTTCTGCTACATAATTTTTATAATATTTAATAGCCTTTGAGTTCATTGGATGAAGAGTTTCACATTCAATATTATTTACATTCATCTTATGATATATAAATTTATCAAGAAGAACATTATAGACGGTATCATTGATTTCTTCCTCTGTTACTGTTTTTCCATTAATAAGATTTTTAGCAATAAATGTGTAATTATTGTGATATAATTTATGATTATGTGTTACAAACGTATCTACACATGGAACATTAAATGCGATTGCATTCTTTTGAATTTTAACAATTTTACCATTCAATTTTTCAGAAACAATACCTAAAACTTTATTTTGTTTTATGTATTCCCCTCTTTGAATATCTTCAATATTTTTATATCCAATATTATCGATAAATACTTTTGATCCTTTTCTGAAACATATAATATTATTAGTTATTATAAAATTATTAGAACCACAATAATGTGTAACTTGAAACCCAGAATTAGGATCTGAATTAAAATATTCATTAATTATTGGTATAGCCGCATTTTTACTTAAATCTTCATCACAGACTGTATCTATAACAATTAAATATTTATTTTCAGATAATTGATCAATTATAATATTATCAGGTAATACAGTATATAACTTTGATAATGTTGTTTTTAATATAGTACTTTCTGTAATAAATTTTGAATATTCTTGGACGCTTGTTACAACTGATTCTACCTTATAATTAATGCTATCAGGGAATTTTAAAACAGTTAGTATATTTTTAAAATCACCAGATGTATTATTAATATTTACAGTATTTTCAATATTATCATACTCAATAGTACTACTAATGCCATTATATGATATATTTATTTGGTTTTCAGAACTAGAAGGTGCTTCTTCAATTAATAAATTAGAATTATTAATTCGTAAAATATTCTTATCTTTATTAAAACCAAACCAATGTCCAACTTGATCATCATATTGGTCCCCATAATGATCTTTTAAGTATGATTGAAGTAATTCAATTCCATTACCATCATCCTCATCACTAATAATAATTGATACAGAATCATTATTGGGTTTACCACTGGAGACTGTTATATTAAGATCGACAGAAGCCCCACTATTTGGAATAACAAGTGTATATTTAATTATAATATTACCCTTTCCTTCTATTAATGCTTCATTAATATTCATTTTATAATATTATACAATATATTATTTTCGAATTATACAATAATATTTAATGAGTAATTAATTACAATATATAATGACAGGTATTGATTCCAATCAATTAGAAGTGTCAAATAATTGTCCAATATGTTTAGAAGATATTAATACAAATAAAATATGGAAATGTAAACAGTGTAAATCTATATTTAATAAAAAATGTATTATTACTTGGATTAAAGAAAGTCCACATTCCCCAGAATATTTTAATTGTCCAGTTTGTAGATTACAATATAATAATAAATGTTATTATTGGTATAAATTTATAAAATATAATCCTAATTGGTTTATTTATACATATGTATGTGCAAGTGTTTTAATTGTGTTTATTGTATTTGGTGGATTATTTTTGAATTCAATATTGATTTTAAATTATTTGACATTAAATTAAAATAATAATAATATTATATGGAGCATACAAGTAATAATGAAGAATATATCAATCGAACTCGTGCGAAAGACTATATTAAGTTTTATATTGAGAGTGGATATTCAGAAGAAATAGCTATTCGCAGAGGATGGGAAGAGGCATATGAAGAATTGTTAGAAACATGTTTAAAATTACGAGATAGAATTAATGTTTTAGAAAAAAAAATTATTAATTAAAATAAATACCCAATATTAGTATAATAAAAATCAGTTTCTGTAAATATTTTATCTTCTTCTTTTTCAAAATATTTTTTAACATTTAAATCTTTTCTACAATACGGACATTTGTTTAGTTTGGACAAACAATCTAAACAAAAAGTATGATTACATACTGTAGTAATTCTTATAATATTTTTGTATTCTTTCAAACAAATATTACAAGCCATTATATAATATATCTATTAATAAATATATATGTATAAATTACAAAAGTATATTGACTATAAAAAAAAAGAAAATATAGAAACATTACAAAATGAAACACTTAAAAGTAAAAATGATATGTTACAATTTATTAAGGATAATGATATTGTATTGTTTGGTCGATCAGCATTAGAGTTGTATTTAGGTTTGGAATTAACACTACCAGTGTATACATTATTTAATAAATCAATTCAAATTTATAAAAACTTTTTTGGCAAATTAAACAGAAAATATAAATATGCATTTAAAATACAACCACTTTTACATAAAAAAACATATTATATTGAATTCCGAATGGTGAAATATATGTATATGTATAAAATTAATATGCAGAAATATATTGTTCAACAGGATGGATATAAATATATATTACCAGCTGTTGGATTAATTGATATTTATTATATGTATTCAACTCCATTATATAATTCAAATTTCTATATTGATTTAGCAAAAATAGAACAAACATTAATGAAAAAACTTTTTAATAAAAATATAAAAATTAAAGATAAGGATTTAAATGATATAAATAAATATGAAAAAGATGTGTATACTTTATTTTTGAAAATCGTAAAACCAAAATACCTAGATAATAATCCACATATATTAATATCTGGTCTTTTAGCAATGAATGATATTATTGATACTGATTATATTGATTCAATAGATATAATAGTTTCATATAATCAATTACAAACAGAGTTTGAAAAATTATCAACAGTTGTTAAAAATTTAGTAATGAAAAAAATAACAAATAAGTTTCAATATTTTAATGATGTGTATAAAGTATTTTTAGGAAACGTTCATGTATTAACTTATTATATTACAGATGTACCATTTTGTTATTATAAAGAAAAACAAAGATGTAATTACCACACTGTTTTATTTATGTTATTATATAAATATTTAATGACAACAAATAAAAGATATTTAGATTTTATTAATATTTTATTAAATAAAGGAAGTAAAGTAAATGTATTAAATGATAATAATTTTACTTGTTTTCAAAATGTATTTGTTGATGATATAATTTCAGATATGTTATTAATTAAAAATAAATTAATTAAATAATTTTATTTATACTCTACTATTATAATGATCAATATTCATGATATTGAGAATAAAGTACAAGATATCAGAAAACAAAATAAAGATATTATGACTGAACACATTCCCAAAAAACTATTAGAAAAGTTTCACAAATTAATAATAGAATGTTTTAAAGAGTTAGATGTTGTTGTAAAAGGTAGTCGAGCATTAAATCAATTCTTAAAATATCAAATATATTCAGAAGAAGAATTATTTTATGTTGATTATGATATTTATTCATACAATTATAAAAAAGATTTACAATATATTGCTGATTATTTTGAAAAAAATGATATGAAGTTTATTAAAATGAGAGTTTTACCTTTTAAGGCTGATATTTCAAGAGTGTCATTATATACTGTTCCGATGATTGATGTAGAAGATATGGAAAAAAGATATTATGATCAATTAAAATATAAAACATTTAATGGAATTAAATATATTCATCCGGAGTTTTATAAGATTGATTTGTATAGTATTTTATCTCAACCAACATTTATTAATATGAATGTATTTGAAAAAGCGTTCAAGCGATTAGGATTAGTTGAATCTAATTATAAATATACATCAACACATACATTAGATGATACTCATATTTTATCAGAATATCATAAATATATATTATCAATAGTTAAAAGAGATAGTATTATAGTTGGTGACTATGCTTTTAATAGAATGTTTGATAAAAATATTACAATTAATTATTTAGAAATATTAACAGAAAACATACTATATTTTGTAAATAAATTAAAAAGAAAATATAAAAATATAACTTTCAAAAAGTTTAAACAATTTATGTATATTATGGCAAATTATGTCATAGTATACAAAGATAATGAACCTATTTTAATTTTATGGAGTCTTAGAAATTCTACAACTTATACATTAATTGATAATAAAAAATATTGTTCGGAATATTATTTGAGGTTCTATTACAATTTCTTAACTTATTTTAATTCAATTAATAGTGTATTTAAGGACGCAAATTATTATCAAGGTTTATTAAAACACGTTCCTATTAATAAATTACCAGAGTTAACATCGTATGGAAATATAAATTATGATGCGAAAGAACAGTTAGATAATATTAAAACCAAGAAAAGAGAAACATTTTTTATGTATAATAGTTAGATCTGAATTGGTAATAAATATTTCTTATATTCATTTAAGACTTTAAATGTTTTAGAAATAGTTACTTGAGAAATATTACATTTTGCTGCAATTACTTTTTTATTAATATCTAAATCAAAGTTTTGACACATTAAATAAATACATCCAACTGAGATCGATGATGGGATATTATCCATTACAAGACCTAATTTATCAACAATATCTGCAATATATAAACATATATCGCAATATTTATTATCAATATTTAATAAAATACAATTTCTTTTAATGAATTCAACCACGGTCGA